GAAAGAACCTAAGTTATTTGCGTTCAATGTCTGTCTAATAAAAAAGGAGTCAGTTTTCTTGACCATAATACAAACGGTATATACCGGAGTCTATAATAATTGCTTGATAACATAGGGTGACCATCTACAGCGTTGTAGTTCGTGTATAGCGTAGCAATACCCCGAATCTACAATTATCTTAGGGTTTTATAGTAATCATTATTAATGAATGGCCGCTAGGATTGTTCATGGAAGCACAAGAATATGACAAAATAGTGGACAAATTATTGCAATTTAGGGGTAAAATACCACAATCTTACCATTTATCGCACGATGGCGCAAGGGTTGCAGCACTAAATTTACGGATGATTATAGACGATATGCTATCAGCTATAGATGAATATGCTGATTTAGATGCATTGGGGTGGATTAAATGAGAATCGATGTTGATTTTATGGATTTACGAGCTTGGAATCATTTTGTATTCGAACCTGGAGACGGTACTCGATACGATTGTCTACTTACGATAGACCCATACGGCGGTTATTATGTCATTTGTAACAATACGTCGCTATGGCGGTATTATCGTGGCGATTATCTCAAGTTTTTGTGTGGCAACGACAATGAATTTACGAGAAGAGCAATTTTTAATTATTTAGAAGCAAGGAAATCGATTAATGAATTGTCGGAGGACTTAGAATGAGTCGCAGAAGAAGCCTTGACCCACACCATCCAATTACTATTGCATTGCCAAGAAGTTTGAAAACTCGATTGGACGAGCTCTTATCTTACAAACAATCCCGTTCAAGGTGGGTATGTGATGCAATAAAAGCAAAATTAGACGCTCACGATGACGAGAGTCAAGTAATATCATCTCTAAGCAGTCATAGATTAGCAGTATTGTTATTTAGTCGAGGAGTAATTCCATACGAAATGCTTGAGCATATTAGAACAATGTTGCCAACTGAGGAAATTGCAGAAGAACAATAAGATATAACAGTCGTTCACACCAAACAATACGCTCATTTTGTTGAGCATCAATAGGAGCTATCCTATCAAGTGCGTTGTCCGACATTCTGCCCAACTTCCTTTAGTTTGAATACGATTTCTTCTTTGTCGCTAATCTTGTATTCTTCTAGAGTAATTTTGTAAAGTGGGAAACCTGTAACGGCGTTTTGGTCGTATAATATTGCTAAATGATTAACAGCCACATGGTCGGGTTTTATTGTACTGTTAAAATAAGGTAATCGTTGATTAATATCATAATCATAAATACCGACTAAAGAATTAGCAAACAATGATTCATTTAAATACCATATTCCAAAATCGGTCGCATTAGCAAATGAATCCGGTCTTGCTGTTGTCAACATCATTGGAACGGCTGCGTAAATTGGGCTAAATCCCATTGGTTCAAATTCTACAACCTTCCAACCATATCCTTCTCGGTCATCATTAAACACTGTTGTAAGTCTTTTATTTGAACTAGCTATAGAATCAACAGGTTCTGTAGAGTCAATATCATTTACCAAGCATAGCCTTCTTCCAGTTTTCTTCATTTCTTCACCGCCTTATGCGCTGCTCTTACTGCTGCTTTGAAACCGTTCTTTTTCCACTTACCAGCTTTTGTCTTATATTTACCCGAAATTCGTTTAAATGCCGCTTTATATTTGCGATTGTAAGAACTAACTTTTTTCTTAGTTGCTTTAGCAATTGGTTTAACTTCTTGAATTATTTCTTTAGCATCACTAGCAAGTCTCCCAGCATCTTTCAACAGTTGAATATAATCTTCAACATCTAGTTGTACATGACTAGGCAATTAACCACCTCATGCGCCTTGCTGAGATAGTGCTAGTGCTAAGCCTGCTGCTTCGGACATACTTTCAACAGTACATTCAAGAGTAACGCTAACATAAACATCCTCTTTCCAGCCTGTAGAAGCCTCTCCACCGAGATAAATAGTGTCTACCGCAACCAAATAACCATTAGTCCACATTTGGGGAAGGACATCCATATCATGGGATAGTTGAGGGAACTCATCCGAGGCAAATTGATTAACTGCGTAGACTATACCGGATGCAATAATAGACCTATTACTTGATAAGACTGTATCAGCTTGGGATTGTGTAGTTAGTTGAAATTGTGCTGCTGCGCTATCTACAGTGTTATCAACTTGAATAGCGTTTCCAGTTGAATCGCTAAATGTTACAGCGATGTTGTGTATTCTTAGAACTGCTTTGCCTAGGGCATCAACATAAGCACCTAAGTCAATGGGTGTTTGTGTGAAAGAACCTAAGTTATTTGCGTTCAATGTCTGTCTAATAAAAAAGGAGTCAGTTTTCTTGACCATAATACAAACGGTATATACCGGAGTC